AAAGGTAACTATCACAAATCAGCAATGAACCTCGCTAAAGCTCTCCTCGATGTAGGATATACAGTCCGAGTGAGACAAGGAGTCTACAAAGAGACAGTAAACGAAAAAGGAAACACAATAAAGAGTGTAGGCACTGAAATAGATTTTAATTCTCTTGTAATAGAAAAGGAATAAGTATAATTACTCTATGATGTACAAAAAACTCGAAAACAACTGATTGATTGTCCCTAGCGAAATGACTCCTACAAAGGAGTTTTGGCGTGTTATGGGTAAACACTCTCGTCAGATAGTATGCGTAGATAAGATAGACCCAGATGTTACTCTCCACCCAGCAGGTATCGAATGGGATGTTAACGGAGTACATAAGTGACTCCCCTTTGTCAAAGGTGCAGGCATTCACTCACTCGATGAAGTCACCAAAGTAGAAAGACAAAACCTAGAAATAGCACAGATAGCTAACGAAAAAAGACCAGACAAAGAGAGGAAACGAGCTGAACGTGAAGAGGAACAGAATAAGGTAGACGAGTTCTACGCAACTCCAGTAGGAGAAAAGAAAGTAATCTTTGATACTAAGATGGAAGCATTCATACCAGAAGAAGCAGAAACAATGGAAATATCAGAACCAGTAAATATTATCGAAGAACCAGAACAGGATATAGCACCAATAGCAACACCAAAAAAGAAAGGTAGACCAAGTAAGAAATAATTTTATTCGACTTCCCGAATAGACACTATGGCAATGGGCAGACCTCTCAAATGGACTACAACGGAAGAAATCAAACCATTGATAGAGACATACTTCAAGTCTACACCAATAGCTGAGTGGACTATTACTGGTTTAGCTCTAGCACTTGACACAAGCAGAGTTACACTTATAGACTACTGTAATAGTAGTGATAATGGTGATAAGGATGCGGACTTTTCTTACACGATAAAAAGAGCAAAGGACATGGTAGAGAATTCTTACGAGATAGATTTGAAAGCAAAAGGTAACACTTGAACTATATTTGCATTGAAGAACTTTGATTGGAAAGATAAGCAAGAAACAGAGAACAAGAACCTCAACATAGAGACTACTCCTCAAGAGTTAGCAACAATGACAGATGAACAACTGCAAGCATTATTAAAATAATATATGAGTACACTAAGTTCACTACGCACACTCACCAGACAACAGTATAGGTTCGACCCTAATGGTAGAGTATTCGGCAATGATGAACTGGATAACTATATCAAACAGAGTTATGAGCATGTACAGAACGAAATGGGATTACTCTTGGATGAAAAGGAAAGCCTCGCTATAACAAGTGGTACACAAGAATATGCTCTCCCTACTACTCTTGTAACGATAGCAGACGATGGAGTCCTTATAGATACTTTCCCACTCCAACAATCTACATTTGAATTTACAAGTGGTAGAACATCACAAGCGAAGCCTACTATGTACTATCTTCGTGAAAAGAGTACATGACCATATATTGGATTCATAGATATACCAGATGCTAGTTATACGATTAGTATTTTCTACAAAGGATACCGACCTACACTGAGTTCAGTACAAGATGCTACTACGCCTACGAGGTTTGACCTCCTCATCGCCCTGTACGCTTCCTACATCGCTGAATATACTCTAAGAGGCAATACACAAAACGCTATCGCTAAGTTACAGGCATACAATCAAGAGAAACTCCATACAGGAAAAGCAAGATTTAGAGGAAAGACTACTTTTAGAACACAACGATAATGCTCAAAGAACTCAACTCACTTACCTGAGGCATCAATACAAGTAAGGAAAGCATCCGCAAGGAGGATGAGTTTGCTGATATTGTAAACATGTATTACAACAGGAGAGGAGCATTGGAAACTAGGAGAGGTACTACGAACTTCTGAGATAGTGTAGGAAGTAAACCTTTCACATCTCTCTTCTTCTTTCAGAACGATGAGACAGGTGATAGATACCTAGTAGGTGCAAGTGGAACAAATATGTATAAATATGTAGAATGAACGAATAGCTGGTCTTCTATCAAGTCAGGTCTTACAGAATTTGAGGCAGATGGCGTAACAAGAACTAAATGGAGCTTTGCAGTCTACAAGAACATCATCTATATGTGCGATGGAGTAAACAACTACGCAAAGTGGGATGGAACAACCTATACAGAGTATGCAGGTACGCCTAAGTTTCGATACATACAATACATGGGAGACAGAGTTTTTGGAGCATGAGTAGATAGTACACCTAACACTCTCTACTATACGAGTGCTGCTGCTGCTGATGCTAACAATCCTGCTAATCTAGTCGTGGTAGGATGAGATGAACTCTGACGGATTAACACTATCAAAGAATTAGGCTCGTTTATCTGTGCTGGTAAAACAAGTAAAATCTATTCTATCAATGTCTCAGCTCCATCTAGCACACCTATCAATTCAAGAAGCGGTATACAGAGTCATCGAAGCGTACAAAACGTTGAGGGAAGCCTTTTATTCTTCAATGAGTTTGGTCTCGATACACTCAAGCAAACAAGTGCTATCTCTGGTACTCAAGCTCTCGGTACTTCTATCCTATCGGAGAACATCAGAGAACTGTTTTCAAACATCCAACCTGAGAACTATAAAACGAATTGTTCACTCTACGCTCCTCTCCTCAACAACTACTATTTCTCATTTGATGCTAACAATCTCTGAACTACCGATACAACAGTAGTATGGTCATCATCATTTGGGGCTTTTACAAAATATTCTATCCCTACACTCAATGATTATTGTACTTATATTGATAGTGATTGAGAATACCGATACCTACTTGCTCCTAACACTGGCTGACAAGTCTTGGAATTTGAGCGATGATACAACGATAACGGAGTAGGCATAGAATGGCTCTGTGATTATCGTACTAAATTCGGTACAGATGACTGGAAGACTATATCATGGGTACAAATAAGAGGAAGAAAGTCTGTCCAAAAGGAAGCTACACTCGATATATACATGGATTGAGAAGTAGTATCAACTTGTCAGATAACAGATGATTTTATCGAGGTAAATGCTAGCCCATATCCTGTCTGAAATTCTCCTATTGGAAACCTATCTATAGGATGAGGTGGAAACCAATCAGATAGTATTGATACTTACGAGTTTAGTCTTAGAATACCTGTAGAGGTAACTGGTCAAGAACTCGGAATACGAATAAGCTCATCAGAAACTCCTCTTGTTTTCTCTTTGGAACAGATGAGAGTCGAAGTAAACAAAGAAGTCATATCCCTATTTGATAATTACGCATAATATGTCAGACCTCTCAATAATCCCTCTCGAAGATTGATTTGAAACTCAACTAGCCCAAGATTGGAATGGTGCTACAGGTACAGTTTATGTACTCGATACCCCTAGTTACACTCCTACAACAACAAATACCTACATAGTAGTCAATCCATGAAAAACCAACATGCAGATTGCTGAGATTACAGATTACGATAGCACTGCAAACACCCTCACAGTCTCGAATGTCACACTCTTGAAAGGTTTGGGCATAAACAGTACAGCTCCTGCATCGTCTCATGCGACAGGAAGTAAAGTGATTATCTCAGATAACTATCAATTCTGGGCAGATATTCAAACAGCTATCAATAGTAAACTTGATGACACAGGCGGTACAATGACAGGATTACTTCAATTCTCTGGCACAACTCATGCAGGTATAAAATTACTCTCACTCACTACAGTTCAAAGAGATGCACTCTCTGCATCGAATGGAATGATTATATATAACTCTACAACAGGAGAATTAAATCAATATATAGGTGGTGCTTGGTCTGCTGTCGCTGCTGGCTCTACACAACCAACAGCTAGTACAACAGTTTTAGGTAAAATCAAAACAGATGTCACTCCAGCTGGAGACCCAGTAGCCCTCATAACAGACAATCCAAAGTACGATGCTCTCGTAGGTACAAGTGGTACACCGAGTAGTTCAAATAAGTATGTAACGAATGATGATACTACTGGAACAGGTAGTGTTGTTAGAGCTAGTGGTATAGCTGATTTAATGGTATCAACAAAATTATTCGGAACTGGTGCTGATGGTGCTGTTACATTTGATGGCTCTACCACTATTCTCGGTCTTGCACCAGCTGGTAATATTTACACGATGACTCGCGATATTCACTGTACTAATATAACAATAAATGTTGGAGTAACTGTGAAACCTGCTGGATATAGAATTTATGCAACAGGAACTCTTACAAATGGCGGTACAATTTCAAACAACGGATGAGATGGAGGTAATGCTGTCAATTCTTCTGCAAATACACCATGAACAGTTTGAGCTGCATGAACTCAGGCTACTGCATGAGTAACAGTATTTGGTACTGTTCAAGCAGGAACAGCAGGAGGCATTGGCAAAACAGCAAATGGAAATGGTAATAATGCAACATCTCCAACTTCTTTAACAAATTGTGTTTGTTGAGCTGGATGAAGTGGATGAGCTGGAGGATGAGTAGAAAATGGTGGCGGGACTGGTTGAAGCTCAACAGCAACAACATCATGAACTGATGGGGTAAAGGACTTAATAACAGCAACAACTTTTTACACAATAGCTTGAGTTATCAAAGCAGGAACAGCAGGAGGAGGAGGATGAGGAGGAGGAAATTATATTCCATGAAGCGTATGAACCTGATGCTCTGGTTCAGGCGGAGGTGGAGGCGGAGCTGGTGGAGTAGTTTATGTTGCTACTAAAACACTAGCAGGAGCAGGTACTATTTCTGCTACTGGAGGCAATGGAGGCAATGGCGGAAATGCTTTTCTTGGTTCTGCTACGAATGTTCGTCTAGGAGGTGGAGGCGGAGGCGGAGGCGGAGCTGGTGGTGCTGTTATTGTAATCACACAAACATCTGTTAATCCTAATACTATCAGTGTTACAGCGGGGACTGCTGGAACATTTTGAACTTGAGTAAAAGAAGGCATGTCTGGCTCAAATGCAGAT